TATGAGCCGAATGAGGCATTGTCGAGGATGACTATTTTCTTTAAGTCCTCAACGGACGTGTCCTCTTTCAGCACTTTGCAGACTACATCGGTTACGCCTAAGTCTTTAAGGGCGTGTAGGCGCATATTACCGCCTATGACTAAGTATATCTGCTGACTTTGATGTTCGCCCTTCTCCTTGAATGGGAACACTACCAGCTCTTTTATTTTGAGCATATCGGGGTTATCCTGGATGCTCTGCTTTAACCTGGCGAACTTCTCATCCTTAATAACCCTTGGGTTCTTAGGCAGACCTTCTACCTGCCCTAAGTTGTTGCGTAGTTGATAGACCTTTAAGGTCTTTGTTTCTTTCAGCATACTATGGCAGTTCTATTTCCCCGAAGAACGGGCGTTTATCGGCACTCTTAGCACCCCTGCAAGACCAAAGGGCACGGGCAAACCAATTCGGAGAATGTGTTTCGGACTTAATCCCATTGGAACGAGAGCAGTAGTTATCTCCCTTCGGAGTTCCAGGAGAAATCGTGTACCCCTGCGCCCCAAAATGAACGGTCTTATCACCCTTTGAGGCGGTGTATTTCTTTCCTTTTGCAGTTGAACGGGTGATTGTCCACCCTCTAAATTCAGGCATTTTGTTTAGTTATAAGGTTGTTCACAAAGCTATCACATTCTTTCTTGTTTTTCAGCACGAAGCAGTGTTCATACTGCCCCCCATATTGGTTAAGAAACATCTTCCACTTCATCTTGCCGTCGACAGTAAAAAATCCCTTTGTTTCAACTGCCAACCTGCCTGCCACCACAAAGTCGAGCCGATAGGCAATCTGCCTAATCAACTCTCCTTTGTAGCGAAACGAAGGCATCAGAACATGGCTTACCTGCTGAGTGTACGGAATCTTAAGCATTTCAAGCTGCCCCTTCAAATAAGACTCTAATTTGCTATCAGATTTAGTACCATCAGCCTCTAAGACTTTCTTGCTGCCAAACTTAGAACGGTAGGTCGTCTTTCCCGGCATCCGATGATGACTGCCCTGCGACCTTTGGCTTCCATGTGTTGAGCGTGCAGTTGTGGGACCCGAAGTTGTCCGGGATTCCTTTTGGCCAGCAGCTAATTTTAACATATCCCCTTTCGTTTTTATGCTCTTGAAGAAACTGTGTAAAGTTATCAACGTTGAAGGATATTTCAATCATCTCTTTGCCGCCAGCGGCTTTCTCAGTAAGATAGATGCCCTTGGCATATATCGGCTTTTGTCTTTCACTCATTTGTTTTTGATTTGGGTTTTTTACGAACGTTATGAAAAGTTTGAAGGGTGCGTCTTGTTATGGACTTGTCGTAGATGCCGTAATACCTTTCGTAATACTCATCTCCTTTCCAATTCCATCTTTTTTTGTGTATGTAGTTATTCCATCCATCGTTGTAGGCCCTGATGATGTTCTTACGATGAATATTGTCCATATATCTAAGCTTGTCCATTAAATCAGCCTTGTGTATAAGTTCAGGCATCGTATTCAGCCACCTGAGTATAGATTCACTTAAAATTGCCATTTTATCGGGTTTATTTCTACTAGCTTCATATTGTTTTCCGTAGCATAGGCAGTAGCCCTAGCCTTTGACTGAAAGAATCCGTAAAGTTCGCCATTCTTACTTAGAGTGTACCCTTGTGGTAATAATATAACTCTATCTATACTTGTCTCCAGTGCCTCGCATATCTCCTTGACCACATCTCTATACCCTCTTTCGTAGCTGATGATGTCATCATGCCTGGAAATATTATGGATAACCGTTGTATGATCCAACTTACCGAAGTAGTATGCCACCTGTTGCAGGGTGCATTTGGTGTACATTCGGCATAGTGCCATCGCCATCCTGCGGGACTCTACTATTTTGTGCTTACGAGATTCTAAAAAAATGTCCTCTCGCTTAATGCCCATCTTGCAGCATATTGTGTCTACAATCACATCCATCGTTTGCAAGCTCTTTTCCGAAATCATTTCTTAGAATGGGTTTATCTGTCCATCAAATTCAGTAATCCTGGTGTATCTCAAGTCGGCATTGGCTATAGCAGCACCCGTTTCACCCGACCTGTTCTTCCTAACCAAAATCTCAATGATGTTCTCGACCTTAGAATAGTCGGGATCATCCTGATTCATGTACGCAACAGGGCGGTGAACAAAGATTATTTTATCCGCATCATACTCCAGTTGACCGCTCTCCCTCAAATCACTCGTGTACGGGCGTTTATCCGTGCGTTTCTCGCTATCTCTACTCAAAGATGATATTACACACACCCAAATGTTGTGTCTTTTACTTATTGCCTTAAAATGCTTAGAAATGTTCGTTACCTGTTCGACCTTACTTCTGCCCGAATCTTCCTTTACTGGGCTGACTAGTTGGAGGTAGTCGATGAAGATGCCTTCGATGCCGAACTGTCGCTTCAGGCGGACCACTTCTGCCTCTATCGTTTGTGCGGTTGCGTGGGGTATATCAGCGATGAATAGTTTTTTGCCTTTTAGCCTGTCGGCTGTCCTGCCGATTTGATTAACTTCTTCAACCGACATCTCCTTATCGACATCATTGAACTTAAAGCTGTTCACCGAAGATAAGTTGGAGAGTAACCTGCCCATCAGTTGCTCTCTGCTCATCTCCATAGTGATGAACCCAATCGAATGTCCACTGAACGCCATATTCAGGGCTATCTGCATGGCAAGGGTTGTCTTGCCGTGTGCAGGTCTGCCACCAAGGAGGATGAGGTCGGGTCGGGTGAACCCTGCGATAATCTTATCGAGTGGGCGCAGGTATGTAGGGGTGAGAACAACCTTCTCTTGGCCATCCTTGATGCGGATCATCTTAGTCGCTAGCTGAACGGCTGCTTCATGTGCGTTGTAGGACTTAGCATCTTCATCCTCGCCATTGAGTTCGATAAACTGCTCAAATGCCTTTTGAATATCAAATTCGACAGCAAGCTCTTGTTTGATTTTCTCAAGCCTTCTAGACTTATAGCTGTCGAAAAGCTCAGCCTTATAGACTTTCCAGTATTCAACGGATTCATTGCTATCTCCTAACCAAATTGCATAGGATGCGAGGTCTGGGATGAAGTTCATCTCCCGCATTTTCTTTGTTACTGAAATCGGGTCTACCGGGCGTTGTTCAGCGTACAAAGATTTGATCGCCTGGAAGACTTGTTTGAACTCGCCCGTGAAGTAATCTTCACGGAGCTTGTTGATGCCTTCATAACCTCTCATTTCCTTGTTCATCAGAACGCCAAGGACATTAGATTGAACCTGCTCAATATATTGCATTCTTCGGCAGTTGGTAGCTTTGTGATTCTGGTGCTTGCAGGAACTCAGAGGGTATTCTATCCTCCCAGCATCTACCACGAAGGTATGTTGATGGCATCTTGCGGTATTGGGCATCGGACTTCCAGCGCACATAGCTGCCAACGGTTTTCATGATGGCATCGATATCCTCTTGTTCGAGTTTATCCCAGATGTTCAGGCAGATTGTTCTTGACTCCTTCTTGTCGTAGGTTTCCCAGAAGGCGTTGAACTTCTTGAGTTTTTCGGGATTCATTTCTTTTTCTTTTTTCTTTTTATATTTTCTTTTTTCTTTTTCTTCTATATCATTATATATATTATTATTATCTTCTAAAAAAAAACTCTCTCCTATGGAGAGTTTTTTTTTATTTAATATATCAATTTCTATATTCAATTTATTAACTTCTATAGATAATTTATTAATTTCTATAGATAATGTAATAAAATGACTTATTAATATATTAATATTATTATATATATTATCTATATATAGAGAATTAAATTCAGATAATTTTTCAATCTGCTCATTTTTTTGAAAACTCGATTCATCCTTGATGGTTCGGTTCGATTGATTTTCGTTCATCATGCTACGTTTGAATAACCCTCTCTTCTTTTAATTTCTTCTCTCACGACCTGCAACTTTTCGGAGGCGGTTCGCTTGACTTCTTCTGTTGAGCCGAAGGATGCGACGCAATTAATCGACTCCTGTTCACAGGAGATGTCGGAGGTCTCAATGCCTCGAATCCATTTTTTGTATTCTTAAACAGGTTGGTTTGGTTGATTTTGGCTCTTATTTTTATTTCATTACGCTTCAATTTTTCTCGTAATTCAAAACGTGTGTC